CTTTGGGTGTTTTGATATATCCATTACGAATACTTTCTTGGTGCATCTTTGTAATAAACTTATCTACTTTGTCGAAGAAAGGTATTTTTCTATCTTCATCCGTTACTCCCCCATATAAGATTCTAAATGTTCTTCCTTTAGATTCCCCATAATCACAACCATATTCATCTGCTAACCATTGGTGAACCGAAGTATCGGGTAGTTTATATTTTATCAACTTACCAATAATCCTAACGTGATAGGCATCGTAATCAAATTGTAAAAACATCTTTCCTTTTCTTGGAACGAATACATCCCTACTCCCATCGGATTTGTTTAATGCACTAAAGTTAATACCTCCATGACGGTTAGAAGGTCTTGAAGTTATCGTGTATGGATTGTACTCCGTGTACACATTATCTCCTTTTAATTGTTTACCGTTGGACGGCCATCTATCAATAAATTTTTTCCTATCGACATTAATCCCTTTTCTCTCGATTTCTGAAAGAAGAGGAATCATCGTTTCATCCACCCATTTGTTTGTATGAGATAGTTCCCATTCATCTACGATACCTCGTAGTACCTCACCCCACTTCATTATAGGAAGAGTAGTACCCAAATCATCACGTAACCCCATTCGGTAGTGAAAGTTCGTTAGAGGTTCTAATTTTGCTTGTATATCATATAATTGGAATTTCTCAAAGAACAAGGAGGTTTGTACATCTTTTAGGTTATTTATCTTAATATCCGTTTGAAGGAATCCTTTTTTATCCCAAATCCACTTTGTTTGATTCGAGGTTGATAACTCCATTTCTAACTGCTCACAATCATTGTGATTAAATGGTAGTATGAAATCTAAGTTTGGAAATCTGACATAAAGAAATGACACCCCATTATTCATAGGATGTTTATCCAAATCTTCCCAAATAGGAATAATGGTTGATTCTTCATTATTCCAATATTCGAGAAATTGTTCTTTCTCTTTATTAGTTTCTACTATAATCATGCAGTAACTCCGGCATTATGTTCTAATAGGATAAGTTCTGCAGTTTCTTCATCTACATAACCACTTCCATCGATATCGATTAAGTGTCCTACATAATACATTCCTTCTTGTTGTTTTAATTCTGTTTTATTCATAATAGTACTAATATACAAAATTTATTTGTAATATCCTAATTATTTTTGATTTATAATTTCTACTTCAGTCCAAGCTACTAAATGTACTACTTCACCACTATCTCTATTACAGTAACTGTACATTCCATCTATCTTTCTGAAATTTAACTCTTCACCTTCAAAAACTTGAGGTGCTCCTGGTGGTACTTTATCTTCCACTAATACTTTAATTCTACTATTATTTGGTACGTTATGTAATTGCATAATTTATTTATTTTTTAAAAAGGTAAAGGTTCATCTTTTGTTTGGTTGGGGATTGGTTTACTATGGTCATCTAATTTTCTATAACTCATAGTTGCAAATGGTTGTTCACCCAATTCTGTTACATTTGGTCTGGCGTTTGGGTAATTATAATCGAGTATATCAATCATTTTATGTGTATTTTTACGAGCCATGTAATCATCCTCACCATAAACGTACATATCTACTGTTACCACGTATCTTTTTTCTTTCATAACTTATTTGGATTTAATTAAATAATTGTAAAGTGGATATCCAAATTCATCATCATCTACTTCATTTTCTATAACTTCAAAACGAAAAGGTATTATTTGTGTTAATTCATCCAAATCTACTTTGCTCCAATATCCAAATCTTAATGTCATATGAGGTTCAACAAATTTATAATCATCTCTACCATCTTTTACTACACCATCTGAACCGATTTCAAAATCAGCTGAATCATACCACTCTTCTATGGTTTTTAAAATATTATAATCTATTCTCATGCCGCTTCCTTTCTAATCTTTTCCAATAATACTTCACTATCCAATACTACTGGTTTAATAAACTCAACATCGTGTTCTAAATAAGAATACTTATTATGTTCATCAGATTGAGATGATACTACATCCGTTAGATGTTTTACTAAATCATTTGAATACATTACTATATCCGAATCCATTACGATTTGAAACTCCTGTCCACCTTTTGGTTTCCAATAAGGAGTATTTGTATCTGAATAGTTTTCGTGATACTGAGCCATTACTTTAATTGTACACTTCATATTTTTAAGTTTTAAGGTTTAATATTTTATTTATTTTTAATAATCATATCCATGATGTAAATCTTCCCATCCATCTGCTTGATTACTATTATAGAACTTCGTTTCCTTTGGTTCTACATACTCATCAGGATGAATAGAATACTGTTCATCTGGAAAACACTCTTCCAACTCAGTTACAAGTTCAACTGCTTCTGAATGGTTAAGTTGTGTTGTGTGGTCTTCCACATAATTTGTTTCATTTACTACTTTGTACAATTCTACCATTTCTTTTAAGTTTTAAGGTTTATATTATAAAGGGTTATTCCAATCAGAAAATCTTACTACACATTTCTTATACTCACTTGGAGTCATGTAAGTTTTGTTATACTCTAAGAATGAACCAGCTTTTTCAATTGCAGTTCTCATAACTTTATAGTTATCTTCTGTGAAATTATCCATGTAAGTGTTATATTCATTTACCCAATACTCAACAGTTCCCCATTTAGGTTTGTTCTCGATGAATATATAAGAAGGAAAGTATTTTAAAGCCATTCCATTATCAGTTGTTAAACTATCTTCTCTGTATTCGTAGATATCTTCCATACCGTTGAAGTTACCACCTTGTAAGATATGTTTCCATTGTTTGATTTTACTGAAGGTATTCTCATCAACTTCTGAACCATCTTGGTTACATACATAAATTCTAGTAGAAGAACCTCCACTATATGAATCTGAAACTGCCCATACTTTAAGTGAAGGGTAATTTTGTTTTACGAATTGTTTGATAACGGTTGCTGAATTCTTAGCACTCATGTGGATGTATTTTTCAATACTCCCACCCCAATTTGATTCTTGGTAAGAGTTAATGGGTAATGTGAACTCGTTGTTGTTGATTGAAAATTTTAATTTTTTAGTACTCATAATTTAATGTTTTTTAAGGTTTAGTGTAATATCTCTCTCTCTATTACATACGTAATATACGACTTTTTATTGGATTAAACAAGCCTTTTCTCATTTATTTTTAAGAAATTTTTGCTACTGTTAAAGAAGGATTAAATACTGTTTGATATCCACTTTTTTTATAGATACTCTTAGTATAAGAACTTATAATAGTATCCATGAAATCTTTTAGAAGATACGTTCCATCAGAAGAACCAAATCCATGTCCTTCATCCCAATCATCAGTCCATTGTTCAGCTATTTCAACTGAAGTATGAACCAATTCAGAGAATTGAACTTGTTCATCACTAATCATTTGTTTGAATGTTTCGATACTAAGGGCTCTTGATACGATACTTGAAGGGTTTACTAGGTAATTCATAATTTTACTATTTTTAAGGTTTATTGTAGTTGGATAGAGCTCTCTCACTCTCTCTAAACTACATAGTAAATATACGAAAAATAATTGGAATAAACAAGCTTTTTATGACTTATTTTTTGTAAAATTGTGATAAATTTGGTAAGTATAATTTTAAATTAGGTATTTTATCTGATACCAACTTGATTGCAATATTATTTGATTCCGAAACTGCTTTATCAATTATAGTTCCAGTAGAATCATATTGTTGTTCTATTGGTCCTGATATTCTCCACTTCAATTTAACTGCAATAAATTGTGGTTTTGAAGTATAATAATTTCTTGTTGTGTTAGATACCTCATATATAGGAGAACCCTTATCATTTATTTTTTGAACAAAATTACGCTCAATATACCCACGTTTATAATCCTTATCAGATGGACGTGGGATTATAGTCTCAATATTGTATCTAACACTAGTTTGGCCTTTAGCTATTTTTTTGTATCTATTTATATCCATATCTAACGAGTTCCTGCTTCCATATTTCTCATAGAGCCTTCAATCTTAGTACTCCATAGATTTTGTGCAATATCATGTGCAACTTGGGTAACTTGAAATACCTTTGTTTTATATTTACCAGGTAAATCTATTATATTAAATGTATCACCTACTCGTATTCCACTAATTCCATGTATTGTAAAATTGAATTTAATAGGTAATAAAGGAACATTTAAGTTTCCTAGACTAGAAGTTCCTCCTTTTAATAAACCTTCATTCATTAATTGTACCTTTTTTAATACAGCTGGATCATTCCATGAACAACATACTGCAAAATCTTCAAAAGTAACATTATTACCAGAAAATTTATCGTACCATTCTTTTGCGATATCTCTATTTGCTTCTCTATCCTGTACTTTTGGAATTATAGTTCCATTCGCTACAATATATTCATAATTAGCTTCTTTTTGTGCTTCTAACTGTTCAGCATCAGTAGGCCCTTCTTCATCATCAGTAGTAGAATTTGCTTCATTAGCTGAATTAATTGCTGCTTTTACCGAATTTAATTCTTCCAAAACTGTATCTACTGCATTAGAAAACAATCCATCTAATTTTATTTCTTTATCTTCAGAATTTGCGTTTTCAGGAGCTTTTGAAGCTGAATTTTTTGCTAATTTAGAACCAATTACTTGTCCTTTCATAGCTCCTGGTATATCAAAGTTTAGTTCAGCTGATAAGAATGGTGTTAGAGCTCCTCTTGATTGAAACTTTGCCAACCCAACAGATGAGCCCATTAATGTCATATCTCCACCAAAAGATGCATCTACTACTTGTAATTCGTTAACTCCTTTTTTCTTTCCAGCAATTTTGTTCCTTAATTCATGATTATAATATGTATCCGCATCTGTATCACCTCCTGCAGTATGTGGATTTATAGAACCTCTTGGTATTATTTGAAAGTTCCAATATAGATTAGCACCTGAAGATAATCCATTTAATAATTCATAATATACATCCTTGGTAACTAATCCTGTTTTGTCTAGTGTATCACAAAAGAAATCAAAATTAATATATAAATCTCTTAAATACCCCCAATTACCAGCTTTTGCTTTTAATGGAAGATAACTACCATCATAATCAGCTTGGTCTGTAAAGTCAAGTGCGGAATTATGTGGGAAATACGATGTTTTACTACCACCATATGATGTAGGATGAATATCAGCAGTTTGATTTTTATCAGCATCTGCAGACGTTACTAGTTCCATTCCACCCAAAGTTGGTAATGGACTTTTAAACTTCTCATCAGACCTTAGAGCTCCCAATATATCAAAGTTAGGAGCATACTTATTTGGAACATATAGATAATCTGAATCTGCTGAAAACATGTTTTTATGAGCTCTACATATAGTATTATGCCAAACTATAGTTCCACTTGATGTTGAATCAGTTTCACCACAAACTCCTGGTGCATGAGTTTGAACACCATCTTGTAAATCTAATATTGAAAACGCCAATGCTACTCTAATAAATCTCTTTTCAGTAAATAAAGGTAAATCAGAAGTAATTTCAATCGGTTCACCCTCTGTCAATATTTTAACTTTTTTTACTGTGTCAAGTAATTCTTCTCGAATTTCTTTATCCATATTAATAAAATTAATAGAATCTGTATAAAATGTATCGTTAATTTTATTTTTTAAAAATTTAGTTCGCTTTCCAGCTGGTAAATCATTAAACATTTGTGAAAAAAGTCTTTTACCAACATCCGCTTCTGCATCAACAGTCCAACTAGAGAATGTTTCACTTGATTTCTGTTTTTCCTCTTTTGTTTGAATACCTTTATGATGTTGAAGATATGCAGGTAATTCACCTATTGATGTTAGTGCTACTTGGATTTCATATGTTTCATTAGAACCATAACTCATTCCACCACCTGTAATAACACCTAATACAGCATCATATGTTCCTTTTGATTCTTTTCTTTTAGTTTGAACTGTTTTTAAACTATTATATGAAGCTATTGCACATTTTTCTATTTTAGTTTTCTGAGATGTGCTGATGTTAGTATTTTCACCCCACTCTACTAAAACCATATTTCCTGGTTCTAAAAAGAATTCCATTATCTTTTCACATTGCCCTAATGTATAACATATAATTGTAAATGATGATTTTTTACTTAATCCTTCATTACCTTGTGATATAGAAATACTATCTATTGTTGGGGAAGGTCTAAGTCCTCTTGCATCTTCATCTGCATATACATTATTCCCTCCGCTATCTATTCCTATTCTACCACTTCTTTGAGTATTACCATATCGTTCTGCAAATGAATCACTTGGTGGTGCAGTTTCCATAGATAAAAAATCTCCAAGACAAGAAGTTACTCTAATCCAAGGCATTGTTTGTGATGCTCGAAGATTATTACCAGCCTTTGCGGTGATGGTATCTAGAATTACTTGGTCAATATTGCCTAATTGTGGAAATCCCATTATAACTTTTTATTTTTTAAAATTCTGTAATATTTGAAGATAGTTAATTGGTACTCTCAATGTAGTTCCATCAGGAACAGCAAGTGCACCATCATGTACATTATTAGCTGTTGCTATAATCCACCACAATGATGTATCGGAATAAAATTGATGTGCTAAACTATCTAATCTATCTCCTTGTTGTGTTACAATATATATATCGTTATCAGATAATGGTATATTTGGATACATTCGAGAACGATAGACTACTCTACCATCATCTAATTTTTGTGTTTTGTTATTTTCGTATCTACTTGCCATAATTATATTTTAACCTTTAAGTTTACGCATACTATCAATTACATCCTCAGTACTGTTAAATGGTTCTTCTGCTGGGTTATAATGAAAATTTGATACATTTCCAGATGGATCTATCATACCATACTGTTTTCCAAACGAGTCTTTCCATGTAAAGAATATTGTATTTGGTAAATCAGTATTCTCATTATTCAACAATCCGTAATCAGATGAAATATCTGATTTTTTTACTGCTTTGAATTCTTCCTTAATAAGTCCTAAACTTACAAACATATCGGCTTGTTTGTTTGTATACTGATTCTTTGTTTCCAGTTCTTTAGATGCAACAAGTGGAGATTTACCATCAAGTTTATCCGCAGCTGCAGATTGACCTGATACTGGATCCGTAATTCCTGCTCCTTTATCAGCTAAATTTTGTTTTATATCTTTAGCTTTATCTTTTAAACTTTTAAGTGCACCCTTTGCTGCAGATTTTGCATTACCAAATGCAGAGCTTCCTTTTCCTTTTAATACAGTAACTGATGATTGTCTTTTAGTTGTTTCTTTAACTACAGTCGTTTTAGTAGGTTTACCACCTCTAGTTTTTGTGTCTAAGTCTATAGCTTCTTTATCCTCGGTACGTTTTGCATTTATATTCTTAACTGCTTCTTTAGAAATTTCCATATCATATAATCTATCTTCTGCTCCTGTCCCTTCTATAAACTTCATAGAAAGTGCAACATCTATAGTTTTTGGTAAATATCCAATACTACCATCTATTTCCCAATTTGATTCATCAGGTATTGTATAAGTTAATGAATCTACAAGTACTTCTCTGTCTACATACATATCACCCAATCTGAATGTTATAATTGGAGGAGTTGTTAATCCTGCACCAATTGTTGGGTAGGTATACGATGTTAATATTTTTAATTTTTCCCATATAATACCCAATTCAACAGGAGATGCTGCCATTAATTTAATATTGAAAGCTAAACTTCTCTCAACACCATCATACATGTGAAATGAATATGGATTACCTACAAATTTATTAGAACTCCAAGAAGGAGTAGATGTTTCCGTTAAACCACTAATTGTAGCTCTAAATACAACAGGTTTTTCTGCACCTATTTTTTTAAACCATAATGGGATGAAATCTTTAATTGGGTCAGCTGAACCAACTTTCATGAAAGCATTATCTTCCATTGTATAATCATCCGATGGTGATACTGTGTTTATACCATCACCTTTACCGAGTTTATAATCTTTAATCATTAGGTTTTGAGGGCCATCTGATTTTGTGTACGGTTCTATTCCACTTTTTGTTTTATCTTTACTAGTTGGATCATGTTTATTAAATCCAAGGCCTTGCATTCCGTATGTACGACCAACTCTATCTCCTTCTTTTCTTTTTATACCATAAATGGGAGAAACTGTTTGTAGTTTTATTCCTGGCTCTTTCTTAGTTCCTCCTAGTTTTGTATTTTTTTCTAATTCCTTTAATGTGGTAACTATTCTATCAGCTTGTCTTACACTAGAATATGTATTATCGTTAGAAGTAGATTCTACTGCATAAGTTAAATTAGCCCCATTACTTGCATCTCCTGCACCTTCACCAAATAAAGCACCTCTTATAACATCCTTAGCTACACCTAATCCTTTTCCAAGAGCTTGTTTACCAATTGTTGTTGGGTTTCCTCCTCCTGTATCTTTTAAAAACTTACCTACTAATGTTCCATTTGGTCCATATGCATCTAATGTAACAGGATCAGTAGATTTTAAATCTTTAAATTCAGGTTTACCTATTAATCTAGTTGGTATTGCATTTGTAGGAATTCCTAATTTATCATTTACAAAATCTCTTGCTTTTTTAATTTTTCCACCAATCAATCCACCATCACCTGTAGATCCTCCAACATCGGATGTCATTTCCTCAACAGCAGGTGTTGAACGATTTGCAATACGTATGGCTTCATTACCATATATAAGTGGATTATTTACATCTACTAAAGATTTAATACGAATTCCTGATGTTTCTTGTTCTATGAAAGTTTCAGAATCTTTTTTAACTGCACCTTCTGCTGAACTTCCACCTGGAAATAATAATTCTTTATTTTTAAATAGTTCTATTATAGTAGGCATAATTTATTAAGCTCTGTTTAATTTAAATTTATTCACTGCACTTCGTTCTCCTCGGTCCATAACTATATTGGTAACTTTATCTTTATCTAAGTAAATATCTCTCTGTGATGTGGTTGCTTGTATTAATTGGTCCATCTTACTTAACATATTGGTTTCATATTCACTCATAGAACCTTCTTCCAATGCACCAGTTTCTTCACCACCACCACTTGTTCCACCAAGTCCGAAGAAAGAAGCTAGTTCTATAATTGGTCCTGATATTGCTGCTATTCCTCCCAATACTATTAATCCAGGTAATCCAGCTAAACCTAAAAAGGCCATGGATAATCCTAATCCCATTAGTGCACCTGATAATCCTAATAGTGCAAGTGATAACATACCAATCGGTCCAATTATTGCAACTAATCCACCTAATGATGTCATTATAGTAGATAGTCCTAAACCAACTGCTTGCATTCCTGTTCCTAATACATTAAATGCAACTCCTAACAACATAGTAGCTAATCCAATACCCATCATAACAGGTACTGCAACTAAACCACTTATTCCTAGTGCTAATAAACTACTAGCTAGTCCCATAAATGCCATTGCCAATCCAGCAATTGCTATTACTTTTTCTAAAGTTATTACTGATAAAACAGAAGATAATCCCGTAGCAAATGTACTCATATTTTCACTCATGGATGCAACTGCAGTTCCAACTACGGTAAGTGCAGCTCCTAACATACTCACTCCTACTCCGACTAACATCATTGCATATCCCAATCCTAATAATCCTGGTAATGCAATCATTGATGTAACTGCTAAAACTCCCAATGCAGCTCCTAATCCTAAAAGAGAATATGCAAATAAACCAACAAGTGCTACTTGTGTGAAAGTTATACCTGCCATGAATGTGGATAATGTAGGTAATAAAGTTGCGAATCCTTGTGCGGCTAACTGTATTCCTTTACCCATCATCATTGCTCCTGCTCCGATTAATGCAAAACTTAAACCCAATCCAACACCCATTCCAATTAAAGCTGCTAAACCAAGTGCACCTACTCCACTAGCCATTGCCGTTCCTAATGCAATCAATGCCGGTATTAAAGCATATATTCCAGCTGCTGCTATTGGTGCAGCTACTCCCATCAATAACATTCCAACTGAACCTGGAATCATTAAAATAAATCCTAATGCGGCTAAACTAAGAGCAAGTATTCCAGGGAATGCTTTACTCAACCCTTTAAACCCTTGACCCAATGCTTTTAATCCCAATCCAGCTCCTACTCCTAAAAGTGAAACTCCCAACATACCAGGAAGACCGGCTATTATTGCCACAAATCCTAATGCAGTTGGTATTAAGTTAAGTGCTCCGAAGAGAACTTTTGCATTACCCATTGCTTTTAATCCACTAGCAAGACTCTTTAATGATTTACCAGCTCCTCCACCTTTTGTTGCTGCCTTTGTTTCTGGAACTTTTACTTTATCAGCTAAACTAGATGTTGCTTTATCTGTTACCGCAGATGCAGCTTTTCCTCCGAAGAATCCTGCTACTTTCTGAGCTCCTGCTTTAACTATATTTTTCAACCATGCTGCAGATGATTTTACCATACCACCCATATCAAGTCCAAGTGATTTGAATCCTGTTCCTAATTGACCTGAGGCAGTAACCATACCACCCAATCCTTTAAGACCAGTTCCAAGGTATTTATTCATTCCCGTGTTAAGGACTTCTGAAAATACTGAAAACTTATCTTTTACTATACTACTCAATTGACCAGCATTTTCCATTTTAGTGTTCATCTTCTGCAATTCTGCAACAGATACACCTAATAAATCAGCTGTTTGTTTCTTTTGGTAGTAATCCATTTTATTGAATGCCGCTACACCACCAAGTTGTTTAAGAGTTTCTTTTGTTGCTCCTGTTATATCACCACTATATGCAAGTTCTCTTGCTTTGTTAAGATTAATGTTTTTACCTAACATTGCACCTAATTCTAATTCCTTAGTAATAGATGATTCGAAATCAAGTAATCCATCGGCTATACCACTAATTGTGGACATATTAACACCTAATTTTGCAGCATATCCAGCAGCTTCTAATATATTATTACCACCATCTTTACCAAATAATGCAAACTCTTCAGTTGAATTTGCTAAATCACCCATTAATTGGGCTGGAATGATTCCATTTTGTTTTGCAAATTCTTGAGAGGTTTTTGACATATCTAATGCCACATCAGTTGAATTTCCATTCAACATTGAAAATGCATTTACTAACTTAACTGCCTCACCACCACTAATACCCATGTTGGAAGACATTAAACCTACACTTGCTTGTAATTCAAACGTTGCTTTGTTTGTATCACCAAGTGCTGCACTTAAATCTTTAGCGTTTTGTACTGCATCACCAAATACTAATGATAATACACCAGCCTTTCTTGCAACACCATCTGTTTGGAACATTGAAGTTCCCAATTCTGTATTGGCTTCTCCTATCTTACCAACAACTACACCCAGACCTGATATTAAACCACCTACAGCTCCTGTTATGTTTCCATATAGAGTTTTAACGGTCATCAATGTACCTTTAATAGTTTTCTTTACACCTTCAAGTACATCATGTTGAGATTGTATTAAATCTTTTTGTTCAGAGCTCATGTTAGCGTAACTATTTGCTAAACCATTCTGTTCTTTTAAGGATTGGATAATTTTAGTATTTCCATGTAGAGAAGTGCCAAGAGATTTCATCTGGCCATCATACTCGTTTGTAAGAGCTTTTCTACCTTCAACATCATCTGCACCTAATTGTGCAATACTTCTATTAAGTTCTTGAACTTTAGTTATAGATGCAATCTGTTCTTTATTGAGATCACCTACCTTTCCTGAGATAGTATTTTTTTCTGCAGCTAATGCTAAACCTTCTTTTTGCATTTGGTTTAGACCACCATACATAGAACCCATTGACTTGATAGAGCTTTCTTCACCTTTCAATGCATCTAACTTTTCTTGTCTAAGTTCTGATATTTCTTTTCTAAGTTCTTTTTGTTTTGAAATGAGAGATTCTAACTGCTTTTGTTCTTTTTCAGTTAGCGCAATAGATTTCTTCTGAAGTTCAATCTTTTCAGCTTGTATCTTCTTAGCTTCTTTTAATATCTCAGCATCATTTCTTGCCATTATAGTCTATTCCTAAGTTATGTTATTTACTATAATCAGCGAAAAGTTTATCCAACTCACGCTTTTCTTTTTCGATTTGTTTCATCTTATCGAGTACTACTTTAGGCATACCAGCTTTTTTAGCTTTATCTAAATGTCTCTTTGTAGTATTGTTTTTAACACCATCAAAGAAGTCTCCGACAAATTTACTAATACCCAATCCCTCGTTTATTGTTTTTTTAGCCATTTTGATTATTCTATATATTTGTTCTTATATAAATATAAGACAAAAAAAAAGTGAGGAAGTATTACCTCCTCACATTTACATTTGGACTTCGTCCTCCCTTTTTCTTGGAAGACTTATCATGTTCTTCTTTTTCTTTTTTCTTTGATTCTAATAACTTTTTGAAATAGAAATTCCTCCAATGGATTGGCATGAAGTAAACTTCTGACCAAGTAAATCCGTTACCATAGTTAACCATTTCCCAAATCTGAGAATGTAGTTGGATACTATAATCATTCGGAAGGGTAAAAAAACCCTATCCCAAATGGGATGTCAAGTGCCTCCTGCTCACCGGTTACATCTGATACAAAGTTGAATGTTAAATCCAAATCAGGTGTAAACTCTTGTATGTACTTCCTAAGAGCTCTTGAATCTCTAGCAAGTAAACTGTTTTTTACGAAATTATTAATATATGCTCTATCCTCATTACCATCCACATCTTGAATCATGTATCGTAATCGAGTTGTAACATCTTGTGATACTACATCACCTTTAGTTAATCTATTTAATGCTTGTATTTCAGCATTAATATCTTGTTCATCTTTATGTGTTAGTAATCTAAATATAATTTTTTTCTTACCAAGTGGTAAATCAAACTCATATCTGTTTTCTGAATTTAGATTCTCATCAGATACTTCTTTAACTTGAACTTTAGAAAGGTCTATGTTAACTTTTTGTTTTTCTCCTGATGTTGGGTCTGTCATCTCTACTTGATAATCCTTACCATATCCTAAGATACGTGTTGCTAATAAGATAGCATTCTTATCACCAATGAATATATCACCCACATTAACACCAGCATCTACAACCACCGATTCGAATAATTTATCAAGTACCACTCCCTTTTTAATAAGGTTCTGTGATGCTAATATATCTTCTTCTTTAGCTGTCATATACTTTATTTCAACTGTACCCTTTGAAAGAGGGTTTGATTCGGGATAAAGTTTACCCTTAGATGGAAGATCTATTACTTCCGTTGGAAAATCGTATTTTGCCATAACTTCTTTATTGTTTTGTTCGTATATAAATATATAACTTTTAAAAAACGAGAAAAAAAAAGGCTCTCACTAAGAGAACCTTTTTACTAAAATATATTTAACTTAGTTTATTAGAATTCTAAGATAGCGTAATCATAAGATAATGTTAACGTGATTTCTGCTGGGTCATTTGAACTCCAATCTAAATCATTAAACACTGCGTTATTGATAAATGCACCTTTAAGAGTCCATTGTTCAATCTTATCACCAACTGGTCCTAACATATAGATTTGTACATCTTTCTTATAGAAATCTGCATATCCATCTCTACCTGTAATAGATTCGTGTGATGTTCTCACCCATTCCATTACTGCTTGAGCTCCACTTGGAACGATTGGGTCAAATAATGTAATCTCTACATCTTGCCATTCTCCCTTACCTTTTAATTTACGTTTAACGTTAATGTGGTCTAGGGTTATAGTTTCAAACTGAATTGAAGGTCTATTTGCTGTTTTTATTAAGTATGAAGGTATACCATCGATTTCCATGATGAAACGATTTTTCATCTTTGGTTCGAAATTGGTATAAAACATATCGTTAAATTCTAATACTTCTGCCATGTTGTTTTTCTCCTATTATATTAATAAATATATAGATTTTTAGTTTTTAATTAATTATGCCGTAAAAGATGCTCCAGTTGGTAAAATATTAAAGTCTAACACGATGAATTCAGCAGTTTTAGTTGGTTGTAAGAAAATCTGTCCAGCCAATATATTTCTGTCGATTACATCTGGTGTGTTATTACTTTCGTCCATTACCACTCTAAATGCATATAATCCTTGTCTTTGTTGTATTCCTTCTAAATAAGGATTCACAGTATTTAAGAATTTACCTCTTGTTGTAGAAGTATTTTGTTCAAATACTAAGTATCTTGATGTTGAAGCAATATACTTCTTAACTTTAATCATCAATCGTCTAACATTGATTCTATCAAGTGCTGATGCTTTATCTTGAAGAGTCTTTTGTCCAAATGCTACGATACCTTCTCCAGGGAACTGAGCGATTGGATTAATTTTTCCTTCATATAATTCATCTCTTTCAGCATGTGTTAATCTGTTTAATACAGATATAGCACCTACTATACCACCTCTATTTAAACCTGCAGGTGCAAACCATTCGGCTGCAACTGCATCGTTAGAAGCATATATCCCAGGCATCAATACTGATGGTGGAACTGAAATTAACTTGTTAGTTCTTGAATCGATTGTTTTAACCCATGGGTAGTATGTACCTACGTAGTTAGAATCAATTGCGGCTCCTTGTTCGATTGCTTGTGATATTGTATCACCTGCACCAGTCGTATCACCAATGAAGAAACAATCTTCTCTAGCTTCACACATATCAACTGCTTTATCAAATACATATGAGTGATGTCTTCTTACGATTCCAGGTACAGATACCAAGTTGATATCAAAATCATCTGGGTTAGATACTGCTGCAATTGCTTTCACATATGCAACTGAACCTACTGCAGTTGAAGTTGATAAGTTGAACCCTTGTGAGTTACCACTTGATATATCAGCTCCTAAATCGATAGATATTGTTGGGTCTATTCCATCAAATCCACCTTGGAAACCTACTGAGAATTGTCTTTTGTTCATATCAGATGAAAGTGAACCGGTAAGTTCAAATCCAAATGCCTTAGTTCCTCCAACTACACTTACTGTTCCATCAAATGCAAATACTGTGTTTCCACCTTGTGTTGCTGATGTAGGTATTGGAGATAGGTAATTGTTGTTATCTATCTTAACTTGTGCAGTTTCTAAATCAATACCACTAAATGATACATTTTTAGAAGATGTGTTAGCATCAGAACCGGTATTAAATAATACTGATGGTATAATTGATTCACCTAATCCGTGTGCACCAATATTACCAACAAAAATTGGGTTGTAATACTTATCGTGTCCAAATGGTCCTGCAACGATAGGGTGAGCTCCCTCTGCAACACATTCTACTCTTACGAATTTAGAACGGTTAGGGTAATCACCATTTTCAGTTTGTTTTCCATTTGAATCAATAACTAAGTTTCTATCACCAATTACTTTTTTAATGTAATTAGGAGAAGCTGGGTCTAAGTTTAAGTTATTATATGTTTCTAATACTGATTTTCTTTTATCAGTATCTTTATATCCTCTAATCATTAATGAGAAAGTAGAATAATCGGTTGCATTTGATGAACCGGCTGCTTTTACATTAAATATAGATATTTTGTATTCTTTATTATAAACAGTACCATCACCTATTGTGTGTAATTTGAAAAGTCTGTGTCTTTCTCCAGATACCAATTGTGATTGTATCCATGGAGTAGAAGAATGTTGCATATTACTAGTTAATGCTTGGTCTGCCAATGTAATTAAAGATACTTGTGTTTGTCCACTTACAACTGCATCAGCTGATGCTTTCTCAAAGTAGTTATATGCGTATCCATCTTTAGTTCCTCTTGGGTTAATTCCAAACACATCACCTATATCATTTCCATCTGCAGGATTAATAGAAGCTGATATTGCAGATTCTCCTACAAGTGTAATTGAAAAAGCGGATGCTGATACGGATGCAACTAGTGCACTACCTGCCAATGTTCCACTTCCACGATGTGTTTCAAATAATGTTCCCAATACTTGACTGTTACTTGCATCATCAACGCTTACTATAGCGACTGGTGCTGTTTGTGTATAACCACCTTGATGACCCACACGAACAATAGTTACTGTTCCTGCTTCTCTAAGATAGTTTTGTACGGTA